CGAGAAGCAATACAGCCATTACCATTCAAAGAGCCTAGCGGTACGCTTTTAAATCTGCTTGGATTGCTTGTTCAGTCAGGACAAAGGTTTGCATCAATAGCAGAGATTGCAGTTGGTGAGGGTAATTCGCAAGCACCTGTAGGAACAACACTAGCCTTGATGGAAAAATCAACGAAAGTGTTGAGCGCGATACATAAACGCTTACATAACGCGCAAAAGAAAGAATTTGGACTTTTAGCTGATATTTTGGCTGATAGTTTGCCACCAGTTTATCCTTATCAGGTATCTGGCGGTGTAAATGAGATAAAACAGTCAGATTTTGATGGAAGAGTAGACATTTTCCCTGTTAGTAACCCTGACATATTTTCTACAAGCCAAAGAATTGTTATGGCGCAAGAAATGATGCAATTAGTACAAAGTAATCCAGAAATACATGGCCCTGGTGGAGTGTATGAGGCTTACAGAAGAATGTACTCATCACTTGGAGTAGATAATATTGATAATTTGTTAAGACCACCACCTCCCTCTGAGCCGTCTCCAGTTGAAGCAGGTATGGAAAATAGCACTTTGTTGATGGGTGGTATGGCGCAAGCATTTCCGCAACAAAACCACGATGCGCATATCGCAGCACATTCGAGTTTACTTAACTTGCAACCAGTACAAACAAATGCGCAAGTACAAGCAAATATAATCAGTCACATCATGCAACATATACAAATGAAAGCCGATATGATTGCTTTGCAACAAATGCCACCAGAAATGAGACAACAATACGAACAGCTTAAACAACAAGCTCAACAGGCAAGTCCTGTAGAGGCGCAACAAATGAACTCGCAAGCAGACGATATTTTGGCTCAAGTAAGCTCACCTATTATGACTGAGTTGATGTTAGAGTTTTCTGCTCAAGTAGGAATGACTGGTGATGAAGATCCACTTGTAACTATAAGAAAACAAGAACTTGCGCTGAAAGGGCAACAATTAACGCAAGATCAACAACAGTTTGAAGCTAAAGAAAGACAAAGAGCAGTAGAACAAGCGCGACAAGATCAGATAGACAGAGAACGTATAGATACATCGCGCGATATAGCAATTATGAAAGATAACACCACCAAAGATAGACTTGACCAACAAAAGCAACTAAAATTAATTGATATTGGACTAAAAGAGCTATAAATATGATAAAAAGAACCGAAGTTAAAGATCAGAAAACGCCAACTGTTTTAAATGGTAAGCAATCTTACTCTAACAAAGGCACGTTAGTAACGAGAAAAGCTAAATCATTTAAAGCAAATACCACTCCGAAGCCTGGTATGGGTAAAGGAAAAGCGAGAGGTATGGGTGCTGCCGAGTTTGGCGGTAAGTTTTCTGGTGTTTACTAATGGATGATGCACTAGCCTCACTCCTATTAAAACAAATTGCTGAAAAAAAATCAGACTTACAGAGTTTGATTTTAAATGGTACAAAAGATTTTGAAGAGTATCACTATCTACGCGGTCGTTACAATTCTCTCGACGACGTAGAACAAGAAATAAGAGAATTGCTGAAACGAATAGGTGAACACGATGACAGGAGTAGTAGTACCTGACCATATCGCAAACGAGATTGAGAAGGAAAACAAAAAGAATGAGCCTGGTTGGGACGCAAATGGATCGCCAGTTGATGATGCTTTTGTAAAACCAGAAGAAAGGGTGCTAGACCCTTCATTACTAGACAAATCCCTATTAGAACGCATGCCAGAACCTACAGGTTGGCGTATGCTGATCTTGCCTTATAGGGGTAAATCCGTCACAAAAGGCGGTATCATGTTGGCAAAAGAAACCATAGACAGAGAATCTTTAGCAACAGTTGTTGCTTATGTTCTTAAATGTGGGCCACTTTGCTATTCAGATAAAGATAAATTTGGCGACACCCCATGGGCCAAAGAAAAACAATGGGTATTAATTGGCAGATATGCTGGTGCTAGGTTCAAACTTGGCGACAATGCAGAGTGCCGTATCATAAACGATGACGAAGTAATCGCAACTATAGACGACCCTGACGATATTGTTAGTGTCTAAAACATGAGGAGCTATCATGCAAGATACTGAAAAAGTAGAAGCAACCGAAGAGTCAGCGCAAGAACCAACTGAGGTTGTTGAGCTTGATGAAGAGGTAACTGAAAGTCCAGAAGCAGAAGCTGCACCGATAGAGGACATATCGGAAGAGGAATCTGCCAAAGACAAACAAGAAGACGACCTGGAAGACTATTCCAAGAATGTTCAAAAAAGGATTGCTACTCTCACTAAGAAAATGAGAGAACAAGAAAGAGCAGCCAATTCTGCTTATGAATATGCAAAAAATTTACAAGCTGAGAATGAACAACTAAGAAAAAGCAGTACAGAGTTAAAAACCAGCTATCAAACTGAAGCAGAAAGCAGATTGAAATCACAAAGAGCGCAAGCAAATGCTGTTTTAAAATCTGCATATCAAGAACAGGATTGGGACAAAGTAACAAAAGCGCAAGATATACTTGATAAAATTAATATTGAAGAAAGTAAACTCGCAAATACTAAAATAGTTCCAGAAACAGGCAATCAAGCGTCTATGGCGCAGCTACAAAACACAAATACTCAGCCAATGCAAAAATCTGTAGACCCCAAAGCCGAAGAATGGGCGAATAAAAATGAGTGGTTTGGTACTGATAAAGTGATGACTACTGCTGCTTTTACAATACATGACATACTAACAAATGAGGAAGGAATTGACGCAAGCGATCCAATATACTATTCTGAACTCGACAAACGTATTCGCAATGAGTTTCCGCATAAGTTTAATGAAGTTGCAGAAACATCAACGAAGCCGAAAGTGCAGCAAACTGTTGCACCTGCTGGCAGAAGTGAAAGCACTGGTAGGAAGAAGCAAGTAAAACTTACCAAAAGTGAAGTAGAAATGGCGAGGCGTTTGAATGTGCCTCTGAAAGAATATGCAAAACATATCAGAAGGTAAAAAATTATTATGAATAAAGAAACGAATACAGATGCGAAAGCATCAACAAACAACAGAACACCACGTTCTGCCGAAACTCGAGCTAAAAGTAATGCTCGCAAACCATGGCGACCCCCATCAATGTTGGAGACACCGCCTGCACCTGAAGGATATGAATACAGGTGGATAAGAGCCGAAATCGTTGGACAGGAAGATAAAAAGAACGTCAGTTCTAGGTTAAGAGAAGGTTTTGACCTTGTTAGAGCCGAAGAAATTGGCGATTTTGAAATCCCTACGCTTGACGATGGAAAGCATGCAGGTGTTGTATCAGTGGGAGGTTTGTTATTGGCAAAGATTCCTAATGAAACGCGAGAAGAAAGAAACGCCTACTTTCAAGGACGCGCTCAAACGCAACAAGAAGCGATTGACAATGATTTAATGAAAGAATCTGACCCAAGTTCTCCGATCTTACGACCAGAGAGAAAAACAAGCGTAACTTTTGGCGGTGGTAATCGTAAATAACGATAATCACCATATCTTATAAAACTGAATAAAGGATATTCATTATGGCAAATAAAGATGCACCTTTCGGGTTTCGTTCAGTTGGCAAAAAAGGCGGTGGCGTTGCAAATGGCGGTGTTACTGAGTATGAAATTGCTTCTGGCGCAACTGGAAATATCTTTTCGGGCGATCCAGTAAAGATGTTGAACACAGGTACTATTCTAGTAGCTGGTGCAGCAACAACTTTGTTGGGAATATTCAGAGGATGCAAGTTCACGAATAGTTCAGGTGAGGTAGTTTTCTCATCTTACTTTCCAACTGCAACTGTATCATCTGATATTGTAGCATTTGTTGAAGATGATCCTGATACTTTGTTTGAAGTACAATGTACTGGTTCTTTGGCTCAGACTGCTGTAGGTAACAACGTAGAGTTGGCTTACACAGCTGGTTCAACTAAAACTGGTATGTCTGCTGCTGAAATTAGTTCTACTACAGCAGCTACTACTGCTCAGTTTAGAATCGTAGGATTCTCAACTGATCCAAACAACAGTACTACAGGTTCAGCTAACGTAAATGCAATCGTATACATCAATGAGCATTTCTACACCACGGTCACAGGAGTATAAATAATGGCTATTAATCGTTCACAATTAGCAAAAGAACTAGAGCCTGGTTTAAACGCCCTGTTTGGGATGGAATATGCCAGATACGAAGCAGAACACGCTGAGATATTTGATACTGAATCTTCAGATCGAGCATTTGAAGAAGAAGTTCTAATATCAGGTTTCGGTAATGCAGAAGTAAAAGCAGAAGGAACTGGAGTCAGATTTGACAACGCTTCCGAAGGCTATACTTCACGTTACACACACGAAACTGTAGCACTTGCTTTTGCTCTAACAGAAGAGGCAGTAGAGGATAATCTATATGACCGTTTAGGAGCTAGATACACTAAAGCTCTTGCTCGCTCTATGGCTAACACTAAGCAAATCAAAGCAGCAGCAGTATTGAACAATGCGTTCTCTACAACTGGTGGTGACGGATCTACACTAATCGCTACAGATCACGCATTAAGTGGTGGTGGTACATTAGCAAACCGTGCAACTACTATGGCTGACTTGAATGAGACTTCACTTGAAGATGCGTTGATTAACATCAGCACATTTACAGATGACAGAGGTCTTAACATTGCTTTAAGAGGAATGAAACTTATCGTTCCACCTCAACTGCAATTTGTCGCTGACAGACTCTTACAATCTCCAGGGAGAGTAGGAACTTCAGACAACGACGTAAACGCAATTAGAAACACAGGTATGCTACCTGACAGTTATGTAGTGAATCACTACTTGACTGATACAGATGCTTTCTTCATCAAGACAGATTGTCCTGACGGATTCAAGCATTTTGAAAGATCACCAATGTCAACTGCGTTGGAAGGTGACTTTGATACAGGTAACATGCGGTACAAAGCGAGAGAGCGTTACTCGTTTGGTTATTCTAATTTCCGTGCCGTTTACGGTTCTCAAGGAGCTTAATTGAACCAACAGTAGGGTTTATTACTCAACTACTGACTAAGGGAGCTATATGCTCCCTTTTTTAATGTTCTTATAAAGGTTTATTTTTCTTTAGATACAGAGTAAGATGATATTGTGTTTAATTAGCTTAATGAGGGCCATCTCGGTTTCCATTAATACAAAATAAAGGAGTTCATAATGGCTAATCCACATTTTCAAAACCTAATACTATGGGCAGGTAATACTGTTGCTAGTAAAAACAAAAAAAATCTTCCGATGTTTCAACCATACCCATCGGATCAAACGTACTATGGTTATTTCAATGACTTTATGACTTACAATTCTGGTGATTGGACAATAACTACAACAGAAGCTGGTTCAGGTAACGCCAGTGAAGCTCTTACATCACAAGCTGGTGGAGCTTTGTTAATTACAAATGATGATGCTGATAACGATTTAGACTTTCTACAACTAAAAGGCGAATCATTTAAATTAAGCACTAGCAAAAGAGCATACTTCTCAGCTAGATTTAAAGTAAACGATGTAGACCAATCAGACTTTGTAATGGGGTTAGGTATTACTGATACTACACCTCTTGATACTACTGATGGTGTTTTCTTTATCTCAGCAGACGGAGATGCTGGACTAGATTTTCTTGTTGAGAAAGATAACAGCAATACTACAACTGAAGATGTAGCTACAATGGCAGACGATACTTTTATAACTGTAGCTTGGTTTATTGATCCAGACGCATCAAAAGTTTATTACTCAATAAACAATGCAGAACCTGTAGGTGTTGTAAACACTAACTTACCAGATGATGAGGAACTTACAGTATCATTCGGTATTCAAAACGGTGAGGCTTCTGCTCAAACGATGACCATTGATTACGTTAATGTTCTAATCGAAAGATAGGAGAATACAATGGCAGATACAGTAACTTCTCAAACTATCCAAGATGGTGAAAGAGTTGCTATCTTGAAGTTCACCAATGAATCAGACGGTACAGGCGAATCTTCTGTAAAAAAAGTTGACGTTTCTGCGTTGACTTCTAACAGCGCAGGAGAAGCCTGTACTGGTGTTTCTATAGCACGTATTTATTGGGCCACTAGAGGTATGGGCGTTGATATTGAGTTTGACGCATCTACAAATGTCTTAGCTATGCCTTTACCTGCAGACAGTACAGGTGATGAGTATTACGATGACAGATTCAGTGGTATCCCAAATAATGCTGGCTCTGGTGTAACTGGAGATATTGACTTCACAACAGTTGGACACTCTAGCGGTGATGCTTATTCAATAATTTTAATATTGAATAAAAACTATTGATAGATGGCTAAAAAAAGAAAAACCAAACCAATAAGAAGGACTGTTGGTAAAGGTGGAAATTACCGCCCCACGAAAAGTGGGGCAGGTATGACCAAGAAAGGCGTAAAAGCCTATCGTAGAAAAAACCCTGGTTCAAAACTAAAGACTGCTGTAACAGGGAAAGTTAAAAAAGGAAGTAAAGCAGCAAAACGCAGAAAATCATACTGCGCAAGATCACTTGGACAGCTAAAACGCAGTTCAGCAAAAACAAGAAATAATCCAAACTCAAGAATTAGACAAGCTAGAAGAAGGTGGAAATGTTAAATGGCTAAGAAAGCAAAAAGTGGCGGTAAAATTTGCCCAAAAGGTAAAGCCTGGGCAAAAAGAACTTTTGATACATATCCCAGCGCGTATGCAAATATGGCAGCATCAAAGTACTGTAAAGATCCAAACTATGCAAAAGGTGCAAAAGGTAAGAAAAGAGTCAAAAAAGCAGGCGGTGGATTAGTGTTTAAGGTTCGTGGACAAGGTAAAGTGATGAAAGAGA